ATGAGCTATACAAAACAACTAACACTAGAACCTAATGAACGTATTAGCCAGTACTTGAATGAATTTGATTTCGGTAATGGTATCATTGGTCTAAATGCTTCAGTAGGTACAGGTAAAACTACTAGCTTTACCAACATGCCAAATGTTGATATCACAGTACCTCTAATTTCAATCAAACAGAGTGAAATTGATAAAGGTGCTAATAATATTGATACATGGCAAGCACGAGTATTGAGCGTGAATAATACTTTCGATAAATCATATTTTAGTACACGTACACTAGTAGTTGATGAAGCCCACGGTTTATACATGGATTACAACTATAAAGCGTCAGCAATCAGAGATCTAATCAGTATCTTCAAGTACTATAAATCCGTGATCCTAATGTCGGGAACGTTTGAACCTGAATACCTTTCAAGTATCACATTTGACCGATTCTACAACGTCTACAAGCCACAACAATCAATGAAGGTACTAGACACCTACATCTATGATAGAAACGGTCTAGCGGCGTTTGAAGCGTTTATACATACACGTAAAGATAATGGACGAAAGAAGCTAGCTCTAATCAATGATAAAGCTATCTGTAACCAGCTATCAGAACGTTATGGTGATAATGCTCTAGTAGTGAATGCTGATGAAAAAGCAAATGATGACGTACTAGAACTTTATCGTACTCGTTTGATGGGTAATCAATGGTCTGTAATCTTTGGTACTAACTCAATCCGTGAAGGTCTTAGTATTGAAGATGTTCAAGATGAAGTAGATGTATTCATTTTTGGACATACTGATCCAGATGTTATTGAACAATTCTCAAACCGTTTCCGTAACATTGGATACGTGAAACATGTACATTACTTTATTCCAAATAGTGAAGTACGTGAAGTAGCTGATTTTGATATTGCTGGTTTTACTGGAAGTGCTCAAAGATTTGCAGATGTAATTAATACATTCTACAAATCAGAAGAACATAATGAACAGTACAGGGAATATTTACGTAGTACCTATCATGAAGAAGTAAAAGGTAGTCATTTGAAGTATGATAAAGCGAGTGATTCATTTATTGTAAACACAATATCAATTGATGCTGAATACTGCTCACATAGAACAAAACAATCAATACTTGACCCTGTACTATTTACTGAGCGTATGATGGGTTATGATTTTAGTGTAAATCCCCGTAAGTTAGTTTCTGGTGATTCTGATATTGCTGAAGTACTCAAAGAGGGGAAAAGAGCAATGAAAGAACAACAACAACAAGAACGTAATATACGTATCAAATCAATTACAGAAAGTTTCCATACTAACATTTTTGAATATGCTGGTGATCAAGAATATGATTATGTGGTTGATAGTATCAATACCCTACTAAAGAAGGGATTGAAACGAGAACAAATTGAACTAGTAGTAAATGCTATGGTTGAAGATAAGGATTTTATACGTAAACGTGTTTGGCCTGATTTCAACTATGTAGATCATCATGCGAACATTAGAAACCAAATTCTACGTTACATCGCTACAGATTGTCCTGATGATACTTTAAATGTATTAGATATGGCTGTACTTTCAGGAATAGCAATCAAAACTACTCTAAATGAATTCTTTCAAGGTGATGAAACCGAAATGAGGAAAAATAAAGAGTGGAAGAAGGTTGTAGAATGGCGTGGTGGTCAATTAGTCGCTAAAGATGGTTACGAAGCACGTATAGTAAATCGCTATATCACATTAGATAAGAGGAAAGAAAAGAGAGTAAACAAAGATACAAACGCAGTATTCAAAGCGTACTTAGATTGGAAAGGCACGGATCGCTACAAGGTCTATCCAGTGAAGTACACGAACCTAACTGGTTTTGAGATTGAACAGCCAACCCCTAGTGAAGCATTCAACGAAAGTACTGACAAGACCGTCACGGCGATCCGTGAACACCTCCTAAGCCTACGTATGGCGGCGTGATGGATTTTGTACTCACTAAAAGAACTCTATTATAAAGAAATAATATTGTTTTTAGTGAGTACATTTTTCTTCTCATGTACTTCTAAAGCTAAACCCCACACAAGGAACGTAAACAAATGGACACGCAAAAATTACAATCAATCATTGATGAAGTGAAAAAGATAGAAGAGGGTGAAAGTAGCACATATGAAATATTAGTCAGTGTGCTAAGAGCAATTGATAATACTGATAAACGAATTGAAGATCTAATTAGCTACCCTAGCCTATCAACTAGAAAGTAAAAAAAACCAACTGCGATAAAAAAGGCAGCCAAAAGGCCGCCTAACTCCTGATTTGTCACAGACAGAGTATATAGTATTATTATAATTATAGATCTCTCTGTGACAAATCTATCTTACTTCTTGATCTAAGCCGTAGGCATGACAAAACAAAAAAACAAAGGCGATAAAAAAGGCAGTCCGAAGACCGCCCCATGTTTTGACGAACTATTTATTGCCTCTTCAATGAGGATAAACCATGAATGAACAATTCATATATATGACACTAGCCCGTAATATTCACACTGGCGTATGTCTAATCAAACTTGGATTCACTACTAATCCAGAAAGAAGGCTAAGTGAACTAAGAAACCGAAATTCACATTTTGAGTACTCAGAAATGATGTTATTCAAACACAAGAAAAAACTAATACACTATGAAATAGATGAAAAGCTAATACATACTAAAAACAGGTATTACCGTACTAACATAAGTAAAAGCTCACTTCCAGAAGGCAACAGTGAACACTATGAATCAGTTATTACTGATGAACTATATGAACAACTAGTTGGTATGGGTTACAAGTTGTTCAACGAACCAGAACCAGTAAAAGAAACAGCTATGTTTGAGTGGGCGTGATATGGCGGCCTGATGGGCACTACAAGTGAATAGATTAAACTAACATATCTAAACGATGATGATCGCCTTGATTGTCATCTTCTATTTGGACGCTATTAATCACTATATGTCATAAATATCATAAGAACTTGAGGATATTACTATGACATTTAGAACTGAATTCACATACTACGAAGACGATACTATCTACTTTCTTTATGTTACTAACAACATAAGGATTGAAACAGATGGTACTTCAAACCTTGATATACAACGCCGTTCATCCTTCCATACTGAACCTTTAGATACTACCAAGTACTTAAATATAGAAGATGATGAAGCGGCTATGTTTCAGGAAATACTGATAAATCCAGATTTAGAGAACATCATAAAAGCTGTGAAACTCTTTACAAGGCTCATGGATGAACTTTCCAGTACGAATACAATAAAGTATTGAAGTTCTGGAACGGAAAATGTTTTTGGTTCATTCGATAATTTTGCTGATTTCTTAGCTGAAATACTGGATACCGTAAAATAAGATGAACGGAGAAACATAACTCTGTATACTGCCACTACGTGTTCCCCTTCACCATTGGGTAGGTTTGTTGGGGGTGAGGGGGAACGCGATCAAAACGGTAATTCTCCCTGCTCACAGAACCAACCATCTTCTTCATGCTGCTTATAGACGGCATTCTCAGTACTCAGATAATGCAAACCTTCCAGTACTGAACTTAGCGGCGTTTCCAGTATGAACACGAAACAATCACGCTCAATCGTGCCTAACCAGTATGTACCTTGCTGATTCTGGAAGAATACGCGATCCCCATATGCAAACTTATCAAGACTGTATCCCCAATAGCAGACTTTAGCCCATTGGCCTAAATGCTCAAACTGCTGTACCCCGTGTTTGATTGCCGGATCAAAACCATTCTTGCCCATACTAAGCCTCTACATTAATACTGGTTATCCATACAGTATGGCATCACATTTCGCACAGATCCAGCCATGAAAATCACTTACCACTAAAAACGGTAGAAAAATAATTATCGATCATTTTAATTTGATCAATGCTTAAAAATGATCAATTATCAATCAGTTATGACAACTGAGAGATCAACATGAAACTCGAACATTGGGCAGTTCCAATTACGTCTTTGGACGGTATGTTACTCGGCGTAGAGCTGGAAACCCGTGTACTGATAAACGGTTGCCGGGTACTGATGGGGGCAGGAAAGGAAAGTGAATATATCCGTCACGTGGTCTATCAGAACCAGTTAAGAATGATTCAGGGTAAAGCCGCATGGTTCAAAGAAAAGGGGCTGTTGTGCGTGCTCAGTACTGGCACAGGTACACGCTATGAAGATCTACCATTCATACGGTACATGGCTGCTGAACCGCTGCTAACGGACGGTTACGACTTAGTTCGACTAAATAGACGGTTCACTGAGGAATACATAGAGCGGTTGATCTTCCCGGTACTCATTAAGAACATCATGCAGTACTGCGACAAGGTGATCGTACAAGTCAGCAGCAATCGAAATCACCGGATTTTACGAGATTCGGGGGTATGGGCAGTACAGGGAGAGTACAGGCCAATCCGCTTTGAACAATGCGAACAACTTCTATAGGGATATAACAATGAAAATACTAATCGTCATGTTGGTAGTACTGCTCACAGGCTGCGGCAGCGTACATCACTCATTCATGGATAAAGCCTTTGTCGGCAACGTTGATAACAAGGCTACAATAGTACTGTTCGACGCTGGCACACGTAACGGGGTGAAGTACTACCGTCCACAGTTCCAGAGTGATTGTGGCCGCACCTACAATCCGATTTACCAGGCGGACAATGGCAGTACTGGATGTATGATTCGAGCGGAGCGGATCGCCGATTTGCATAGCTACAGAGAGCATACCCCTAAAGTTATGACTAAACGCACCGATACGCATACTGAAAGTTCAATGCATATGCAGAACCACATATGTTCCACTTGGCCTAATAATGAAATTTATTAATGAATTATCACTATAAAGTAACGTATTAAAATAAACATATGGAATTTTGTATCGTTTCATTTTTTGTACTTGAACTGATTAAGCATCGAGCTATCATTTTTTATAAAACTATTGCCGTAAGGGGCATGGGTTATGGAAATTGTTGGATTTCTCTTTCATTGGGTATTTGCACTTTTTAGCATCGCTGGCATGTTAGCAATTCCAGTTGGTGCATATATGTGGATTACACACGACTACCTAACCTTTGATATGTATGTTGGTGCATTAGTGTCTTGTACTCTATGGACAACTTTGGCATATGGACTTGTTATGATGGCAATAGCTATCTGTGCGATAATAGGGAACATGCGGAAAGGTCATTAATATATAAATTAGATGGTCATTCAAAATGGAAGTGTAAGACGCTAGTTATAACTAAACGCACCGATACTAACTACGCAACCTTAGATGGTGTTAACTCACAAATGTATATGCTGGACAATCAATAATAGATAGTTCGTCAATGTCGTGGGTGTGAAACATATGAAACTAAGAATTATGCTTTTAGCATCAACAATGCTAATTGGATGTGCTAAGAAAGATAATGAAATCTCGTTCACATGTTATTCTTCCGCTGATAGGTCAAAAACGCACGCCCTAAAGATGGATAGTGGCGGGCAATATATTATATATGATGGACGTAAGCTATCGCTAAGAAATGCAAGTTTGGGAGAAGGGGAATGGAATTATGCCTTTTATCTCGGTGCAAACTATGAACTAGTAGGATTAATCTTTAATAATGCACTGACAACATATCGTCATTATCCAAATGCGTTAGCTAAAGATTCAAACAGTTTTGATGATGATGGCGACTGTGATCGACCATTAGAAAGAAAAGTATAAGCAACAGACACCCCGTAGCCAACGACTCTACGGGGTGTAGAACAACATTCTATTTCAACTTAACCGCATCACCAATACACTTCACGGAAGCCCAGCAATTGTTAGTCCAATCAGTATCAGAGTTCTTCTGACAGAGATTGTTGACTACCGCATCTGCATCCACCATCGCCGCCTGTATCTTTATCCCTTCTAGTGCTTCCGACTGGCTCACATCCTGCTGCTGATTACCATTACGATTACAACTTAAACCCGTTACAGTCTTGATCACCTGTGCAGTAGGGTAAGGGTTATCATTATGTACGGGCATATTGGCGGCCTTTGCCCGTTCAGCACCAGACAGATCATCGATACGGGGGTTAGACATACAGCCAGTGGCAACGGAGCATAACAGTACTATCAATGGATATATTTTCATTATTGTATCCCGCTGTGTTAGTTCACGATAAAGATAGTCTATGCCATTTAAAATGGAAGTGTAAGACGCTACACGGATTGTATTTCAGTACATAAGTGGAATTACCATATCATTAACATAATTCAATACAGAGCGTCTGAGAGCGTTTAAAAGGTACTCCGGCAGCCCAGCTTAGAACGCGAGTTTTCGGCACCGAATGCTTTTAATCATATGTGACCTTTTAGATTCACACAAAACATAAGCCTCTTGATAAATATATCAGGAGGTTTTTTTATGCCTAAAACAAGAACAAACAAAACTAATCTGACTATATCATACAGTGAACTTTCACGCCGCTACGGATATGACGTTTCTGTTATTAGCCGTGAATGGGTGAACAGAGGGCTGGACTGTACTAAATCAGAAAAAGAAATCTATGAATGGATTCGTACTAACATAATTGATCCATTACGCAACACAGATATCAAAGAACAAATTGATCAAGAGAGATTGAAGAAGCTATCAGCCGAACGTCAACTGGCAGAACTTGAATTAGCTGAAAAGAATGGGCTGGTGGTCAGTACTGAATATCTAGAACAAGTACTGACAGAATATCTGTTTCAAGTTAAAACCGCAATGAGGGCGATCCCAAGTAAATCATATCTTGAATTATTCGCACAGACTGATGCTAAGGATTTACGCGATATATTAAAACAACATATTGATAGTACCTTATTCCAGCTAGGAAGCATGGAATTTGAACTACCCACGGATGAAGAAATATTAGATGGAAACGAACAAGAAGAAACTAACGAAAGTACTGATGAAAGTACTTCCAACGATACAACCGCCGAAGATACAGAAAACGAGTGAATGGATTAGTAATGGTGTAGTTAAATTTGTTGACGGGCCAAATATGGCCCTTGATTGGGTTCCATTTTCCTTTCAACGTGAGTGTATGGATATCGCTCAGGATAGAAGTACAAAGAAGATCTGTCTACAGTCATGTAGTCAGCTTTTAAAAACCACAGTTTTACAATCAATAGCATTTAACCTAATGGCAAATGATCCATGTAATTTTGCCTTTGGTAGTTCTTCAGAATCAGAAGTGAAGAAGTTCAAAGATGGTAAGTTTTTACCCGCTATTGAAACCAGTTCAGTACTGAAGCCATTAGTAACAGATAAGAATGATAAAAACGCCGCCAATAACTCTAAACAAACACAGATGATCAACGGCACGTTTATCTATTGGCTAAACCTTAATACACCAGGAAATCTACGCGGCATCACCTGTAGAGTAGTTCTACTCGATGAAGTCAGTACCTGTGAGATTACTGATGAAGGAAATCCAATTAAACTGGCTGAAGCACGTACCAGTACTTTCGGTAGTGATTCACTTGTCGTTGTATCGTCTACGCCATTGTATAAAGACGACTTAATCAATTCTGAATATAACCTTTCGGATAAGCGACGGTACTTTATTACGCATCCATGCGGTCATGAATATACTTTCGAATGGGAACAAGTAGCATTTGAATTTAAAACATTAGAAAATGGTAGGGCAATACCGGACAGTACTACTACCCGTTTGCTATGTCCTCATTGTAATGAAGAGATTGATGAACATACACGTCACCAAATGATCGACGGTGGCCGATGGATTGCTACTAACAAAGATGGTGAACCGGGTGTAGTAGGGTATCAAATCAGCCGTATGTATTCCCCTCTGAATTCTATTTCCGAAATGGTAAGTAAGTTTGCCGATGCTCTTTATAATTTCAATCTTCAAACATTCTATAATAATGAATTGGGATTACCCTATGAGGATGAATATCAGAAAGAACTAGATATACTTAGATTGGAATCATTACGTGAAGATGAATTTAATCTACACAGAATACCGGAATCAACACTCGGAATTTGTATATCAGTCGACCAACAATTGGATAGGTGCGAGGCTAGCGTTTTAGGTTTTGATGAAAATAACATTTATGTACTTGGACATGAGTTTTTCTATGCCCACGATTGTACAAAGATTGAGGCCACAGCATGGAAGGACTTAGATCAGTTTTGTCGTCAAGATTTCCGTAGTGTAGATGGTCGCATAGTACCGACACTTGCCGTATTCGTGGACAGCTCGAACGGTAACGCTACTGATACAGTTAAGAAGTTCACCGCACGTTGGGCTAAGTACCATCCTATCAAGGGTTCAAGTAGCACTACTGGTGATCTCTTCAAGACGAGTACACAGGCTGGCTACCAGCTACAGATCCTAAACGTACATGACCAGAAGAATACGATACGTAAACTTTTAAACCTAATGCTCAGTACTGAAGCGGAGAACGCACCAGTTAAATTACGCTTTAGCAGTACTTTACCGTCCGATTACTTTGAACAACTTTCAGCAGAAGAATTAAAACCAGCAGGGGGGAAATTAGTATGGCGATTAAAGAAAGGTCAAAAGCGTAATGAGGCTTTAGATTGCCTTGTCTATGGAATGATAGCGATTGTATATGCACAAAGTAAATTAGGTACTCAACCATTCAGGAAGCTACGTGAACATAAAGTACAGGAAAGTACTAAATATAATATAAATAAAGTAGAAGAACCAATAACCAAACCAGAGAAAAAACAGACGCGTAGACGTACTGGTATGGGTTCTAATTGGTTCGGCAAATGATAAGGAAATCAAATGGCACTACTACCAGACAAGATCTATTTGGTATCAAATCCAATGGATCTAACGGTAAAAGTACCCGCTGCTACGATTCTCGTTATTAGTTTTACTTCATCCGGTCAAAGTACATCATTAGATAATCTCAATGGCAGTACTTCAAAAGATTTTACGGTTACATTAGATATGAGTACAGCAAGTGAATTACTTTTCTGTACTCAAATATCTAACGGACAAGCCAGTACATTTACTTCTGAGGTCATTAATCCATTACTTTATACTTCTGAATACGCACAATTGAAACAGATGATCAGTGAAATTGATACGGTAATTGCTAATAAAATTGCAGGTGGTGCTAATTACTCAATCACAATCAATAATAAAACTCTTGTAAGTGAATCACTATCATCACTTGAATCCATGCGTGAACGCTATGTGAAGCGTGCAAACTCACTATTTGTGAAAATGAATGGCGGTACTTTATCCAGTGGTGGCAAACCAATCAAGAGTATTACGGTTTTCAAGCCTAAGCCAGGGAGTACACGCTAATGTTCTGGAATAAAAAAGAAGTCACACAAGAAGCTAAACCTAAGAAACAAAAACAAGAGCGTAGTACTAAACCATCAACACTTAAACGTGATATTCAGGCAGTACGCAACACATTGGTTATGAATTTTGGATTTAATGCTAATTCAGGAAGCAATATTAACTTTCTGATACTTAAAGCACTACCTACTATGCGAGCGTTTTCACGTGATGCAGTACTTAAAAACCCAATTGGGCGTAAGTATATGAACCTTTCCGTAGATGGTGTCGTAGGTTCTGATGGTGTTTATGTGAAACCAGCGGTAGAGATTGATGGCAGTGAAGATGAAATTAACCAGATTAATGAACAATTAGAGAAACTATTTGATCGTTGGGCTTATGATCCAGACCGATTTAGCGTCGATGGTGCTTTAAGTTTCGAGCTATTCCAACAAAATGTAGAGAAGATCAGGGTACAAGATGGTGAATGCTTTATCAGAATTCATACTATTAACCGTCAAATAAAATTAGAAATATTAGATACTGCTCGTTTACAACAATCCAATAACCAACATTTAGCCAATGGTAATTATATCAGTAATGGTATCGAGTTTGACCAATGGCACAGACCAGTAAATTACTATTTCTGTAGATTTGATCCCGTTACGTACACATACAGTACTGGAGATTATGAAGTCATTCCGGCTAATGAAATATGCCACTACTTCATAGCAGACCAGCAAGGACAGGAACGCGGATTACCCGATTTAGTCGCTACAAGTAAGTTAATTGAAGATCTGAAAAACTTCACAGAGGCTGCATTAACAGCAAAACGTGTCTCCGCTTCATCAATGGCATTCATTACTAATAATAACGACACTACCAGTACAGATCTGTTAGGTGCTGATGAGCGTGATGAAGTTACACCAGTATACACAGAGTACTTTGAAGCGGGCTTTATTGGTGAATTAGGTGAAGGGCAGGACATTAAAACTGTCACTCCGACGAATGGTGTAGATGGTATCGATCAGTTTACTAATGAACTCATGAATCAAATTAGCATGGGCTTAAACGTAACTAAACAGGCTCTATTATCTGACACATCTAATGCTTCATTCAGTGCTGCACGATTAACAGAAAAACTACAACAAACCACTTTCCGTACTCGAACCAATGTACTTATCAGTAAAGTACTCAAACCAATCTATATAGCTTGGTTAAAGAATGAAATGATTAATAACAGCAAATTGAATCTAAGTTTTTCAGACTTTGATGATCTCATTTGTGCTCGCTACATTCTACAAAAGCCAATTAGTTTAGATCCTGTAAAGGATATACAGGCTGAACTACTTCAATTGGAAGCAGGTATTAAATCTAAAACTCAGGTTATCGCCGAACTTGGTGGTGATCCAGTCAAGGTATTAGCAGAGGTACAGGCAGAAAAGGAAAAAGAAAACCCAAACAAGGAAGTTAACCAGGATGGAAATCAAAAACCAGAAGAGGGAACTAACGATACCCTTACAGGCGATTAATACAGAATCGCGAACTATCGATGTAGCGTTTTGCTCAGAAACACCAGTAGAGCGTGAAATCAATGGTGAAATCTATAATGAAATCCTTCTATGCGGTTCCGATAACGCAGACCTACGCCGTCTTAATCAAAATGGTGCAGTACTCTTTAATCATAATCGTGATGATCTCATTGGTGCGGTTGTATCTGCACATATGGACGCCGACCGTGTAGGGCGAGCAACGCTACGTATTAGTACTACCGCTAATGATGAATGGGAAATGATTCAGGAAGGCGTACTAACACATATCAGTATTGGCTATAACATTAATGATTACTACATTTCTGGAAATAATATCTACGTTTCCGATTATGAAATCTATGAAATTAGCTTAGTTACAGTACCAGCAGATGCTTCTGTAGGCGTAGGCCGTTCAATGGAATCCGATATTGAAATTGATTCACTAAATAAAGCAGGTGAAACAATTCAAAAGGATCAATTCATGGAAGAAACAAATAACGATAGCGAAATTGAAACGACAGTAGACGCTACCGAACAGGAAGTTAAAGACAAAGTTGAAGAAGTAGTAGAACACGTAGATGAAGTTAAACGCGATCTAAGTGATGAAGAACTTTTAGATATTCTTTCTAAACGTCCTGACTTACTCAACAAAGTACAAGGTGAAGAACCGGAAATTATAAATAGTACTGATGATACTGAACGTGTACGCGAATTAGAAGCACTCGGTAAAGTACTTAATATTGATGTATCGGATGCCATTGGTAAAGGAATTGCCGTGACCGATTTCAAACGTCAATTGAATGACATTAAAAACAATCCTAATCATGATAAGGAAATCAAATCGATGGATAAAAATCTATTAAAGGATATGCTACGTGCTATCAAAGCCGGTGATAAAACCTCTCTTGAAGGTTATGAATTCGGTAAGAATGGTTATGTACGTGCTGTAGTACCTTCAACTAATACTACTACGGCTGCTGGTGTAGTCGCAGATGATCTACAAGACCAATATATTCCAGAGCTATTAAAGCTATCTGCTCTTGGTGAACTAAATACTACTGTTTATTCAGGCTTGGCTGGTCGTGGTAATCTTTCCATTCCTAAAGCTAATGGTGTAGCTCCGGTATTTAAATTCTACGGCGAAGCAGAAGCACAAGATGATTCTATTGCTAACTTCACTAAAGTTACCCTAACACCAAAAGCATTCGGTGGTGCTATTCCACTAAGTAAAACTGCAATTCTTACTGCTCCAAATATTGAAACATTCGTACAGTCTGAGTTAATGCGTTATGCGGCTCAGGGCTTGGAACAAAACGTAATGGATAAAATCGTTGCGGCTGCTCCAGTACTGAACGTTGCTACTGCGGGTTCTATCACTCTTGAAGATGTCCAAAAAGCTGTTGCTCAACTGGCACAAGCTAACGTGAATGTTCGAGTTGCGAAAGCCGTGATGAATGCCAAGACTCTTTCTACTTTACGTCAGATTGCCGTACTTGATAACACCGCCGCTAAAGCGATGGTTGAAGGCTATCGTAGTGAAGCTATGTGGTTAGCAGATGAAGTACAGGTAGTTATTTCTGAATTCGTTGCAGATGGTGAGATCCTAATTGGTGATTTCAGTAATGTAATTATCGCAAATTGGGAAGGACAGGAGGTGGATTTTGACGATACCACTTATCGTTCAAGTAACACTATCGTTTACCGCGTATGGGATTACTCAGATATTGCACTTGCTCATTCTGAAGCATTCGTTAATATCGTTATTGGTGAGTAATAACTATGAGAGCATTTTCTAACGGTCAACAAGATACGTTTCTAAATGCTTTCGGTCAATTAATCCAAACTTCTACGGGAAGTACTTTTACTGGAATTGTAGAAGTACTTCCCGTTTCTATTGAAGCGGCAGGTGGATTTATCGAAAGTACAGAAACATACGTAACAATGAGAAAGGATGATTTAGTTAATGCTGATATAGCTATCGGTACAGTGCTGATCATCGATGGTGTAAACCAAACAATTTATAATTTTGAAGATGATCGGTCAGGTATGGTTAATTGCTACTTTCGTACTTCTGCTGGTGCTTCATTTGCAGAGGACTACTAATATGATGTTAGTACAGAAAGTACGCCAGACAATGAAACAGCTAATCAACGCAACTAAGAATCTAACAGTATCACGTGATGCAGATGTATTTGAACAGATAGCATTTGATTACTCATTGTCTTCAATTTCTTTTGGAGGGCAGAGACAAGCAGGTAACTTTGCTATTCAGTACTTGATTAGTCCAAAACCAGAATCAGGCAATACTGCACCATCAATTACTTATGATCAGATTATCAGTACTTTTGATAATGAGAAAGCACGTGCTTTCAAGGATGCTGATTTAATCATTCTCTCTTACTCATATGAACAATCTGATATCGTAACAGACCCTATAACTGGCTCGGTTTCTTTATCATTCACGATAAATATTCAAGTTACGGAGAAAACAAGATAACGCTATAAGGATATAAAATGGCCGACATTTTTTCAGGTAAGGGATTAACTTTACAATATAATACGGACACTGGAAACCGTTCACCACAGGGCATAGGCAATGTTACTATTAATAATGTAACTGAATTTCCTGCTCTAACCATCCAGTCAGAAACAAATAATTTTGAAACCTATGATAATGAGTACAAGACAGTACTACTATCCGATAAATCAGTAGAACCATTTGATATTGTGGTTGCATACTTACCTGATGATCCTACGCACCAATTCTTAGATGAAATGGCTGAATCACAATCTGTATTTCAGGTCATTATTCAGTATCAATTAGATTTAGAAGAAAGTCAGATCACTTATGCCATCGTCAATGGTTACGTTACGGGTACTCAATTATCCGGCGACAAAGATCAGGTAGTTACTAAATCCTATTCATTTACACCTGCTGATGTGGTTGCCCGTGTAATGACAATGGCTGCACTTCTTCCTGTCTATCAGGGGGATTACGGCGTAGGTGCTAACACTACTGGTATACCGCAGTACGCACCAGTCACACCAACGGGTAACAGCTTTATCAAAGTACCGTCAACACAACAGGGTAATCCTGCTGGGGCCGATATGATGGGCATAGGGCTTGTCGATGGTTCGAGCGTTGCTGAATTTGCGATGACAAAAACAGGCACACTAAGCCTATTCGCAAAAAACGCCACCACGGCATGGACTCGTATCTACACGGCTACACAGATGGACGCACGTTATGTACCGCTAACCCGTACAGTCAACGGTAAAGCACTAACGGCAGACATTACATTAACCAGTACTGACACTGGTTCTGTTCCCGTCGAGCGTACCGTTAATGGTCATGAGCTTTCCGACGATGTAATACTTACAAAACAAGATATTCAATTAGAAAATGTCACTAATGATGCACAGTTAAAAGTTATCAGTAATTTAGCCGATATCGCTGATAATGAAATTGCCCGTGCTAATCTGGATGTGTATTCGAAAGAAGAGATTGATAGCGATATTGATGAGATTAATAATTCAATTAATACATTAACTACTCATGTTAATACAGAATTGGTTCCTAAAACAATTACAGTAAACGGTCATGCATTATCATCCAATGTGACAGTAACTAAAGCCGATGTTGGTTTATCTAACGTTACTAATGACGCACAGCTAAAGGTCGCAAGTAATCTTGCAGACCTTAATAATATTGTCACTTCCCGTACTAATCTTGGTTTAGGTTCCCTTGCAGTACAGAACGCTAACGCAGTTGCTATCACAGGCGGTCAGGCGACGTTATCGACCTTAACCCTTTCTACTGCATTACCCCTAACGAGTGGCGGTACTGGAGCGACCACGGCTGCGGCGGCAAGAACGAATCTTGGACTTGGTACGGCTGCGACGGTAAACGTTGGTACATCTGGGGGTACTGTTCCTTTACTTAACGCTACCAATACATGGGATGGGGGGCAGAATTTCAACGGTTCTATTGCTATTGGAAGCAACTCAACCACTTCAAGGGGTATTGAGCTGGGTAGTAGTACTACGGCAGTACTGACATTCCTTGATATGCATAGTTCCGGTACTGGTAACGATTTTGATGTACGTCTGTTTGCATCGGGTGGCGAAACAGCTACAGGCAAAGGTACTTTGGGAATAGTTGCCAGTACCGCAACGTTGAACGGACAGCAAATTTACTCAATTGACAGAACGCTATCAGAAGTTGGGCTTGGAATCGATCCTCGCCATGTTGCCGATATGAAAGATGCACCGAAAGGGTTCATTCGAACGACTACAGCAACTATTGATTCCCCTTCATCATTCGGCGGTGCAGGTTTTGTTGCTCAGTATGATGGTTCACCGTCTTATTCTGGAATGCTTGTTCAGCCTGATGGGAATCGTGTCTTTGCTGGAGGCGTACAGCCATCACAGAACAGTGGTAAATGGCAGTGGCATGAAGTACCGACATTGGACAGGTCAAATACGTTCAATCAACCTCAAGTAGTCACCAATAATTTGACTGTATCCAGACCTGACGATTGGCCCGCTTTAAATCTTGATGTTAACGACGGAGATACAACCACCGTTGGGCGAAGGATTCGTTTTGAAAATGATAAGAACAACGGAGCGAGAATCTATCGTAGGACAATCGATAGTTCTGTTGCTGGTCAGGGGTGGATTAATATCCCTTCAGTTGCTGGCGGTGGTTCAGAAATGGGGTTGGCTGGCGGTCTTTCATGGAGAGGCGGTATTGATAATGGGGCAGCCGGAACCGATTTTAACGTCCGACATCAAGGATGGACAGCGGTGTCGGGGGTCTGGAGTAACTCTCCTGTTGGATCTGGCTCAAACGTTTATGGTTCGCTATTTACTCAATGTACTCAAGGGCTTCAGTACGGGAACAGTGCGGCTACTGGTATAACAAATCAGTGGTATCAGCAAAGATTCTACGATACTAACGGTAACATTTTCAGCAGGGCATTAACTAATGTTCAATCATGGCAGGCATGGCGACAGATCACAATGTCCTCGGTATCTGATGCGACAGCTAAAAATATTGGAGAACCATTAGATCTTAATATTGCTCTTGATAATATTTCTCGGATGGACTTTATTAACTTTACTTTTAAATCTGATGAAGACGAGACACCACGCCGTGGAGTAGTTTCACAACAGATTATGGATATAGATCCACAATACGTAAAAGAAGTTGGTGATCTGTACCATCTTGATGAAACACCAATGATGTTAGATGGTTTAGCTGCAATTAAAGCATTAAAACAGATGAATGATGATCTCAGTACTGAAATTGAAAACTTGAAAGCATTAGTACAATCACTAATCGATAATAAATAAATATAAAAGGGTGACAGGACGTTGCCCGATTAAACTTATATAAGGATATAAAAACTATGGCTATGGATATTTTTTCTGGTGCTAATATTACTGTAGAGGTAGGTTCTGCGGGTTCTACCGTTGCTACTGATTTTGCAGAAGTACCAGAGGTGAATACCTTCACAACTTCTGGTTTTGAAAGTACTGTAATCAGTGTTAAAACATTTAACTCAGCATATGACCGTTGTAGTGGCACACTGAATTTGGCCACCTGA